CCCATGCTAACCCCTTTACTCCAGCCCCGGAATGGTTAACGATCCCGGGCGGGATTGTGACTAGTCTATGTACTCCGCGGGTAACCTCTAGTCGTCTGCCCCTCCCGCGGGATGAGTGGCATCGATTCCAAGGGAGTCGATAACAGCCACTGCAGATCGGAAGCCTATTGCAAATCCACATGCTGTCAAGCTACCTTTTTGAACAGCGCTAGAATCTTGTCTAATAGTCATGTTTCTGAGCACCGCGGCGAACCGTACCCCATGCTCTGATCTCATGAAACTGCCAAGCGCCCTGGCGTCGTCTGCCGTCCATTCCGGCTCGTCGACCCACTTGGTGAATCGAATAAAGTTTAAGATTGCCTTTAGTTTTGTCATATGATTATCCCCCATGAACTATCTGTGAATATACTTGCAGTAACTCCCATAAACCTTTGCTTTAGAGCATCATGCACACTTTCTATGTTTATGTCATGTCCGGCAAGAATTCCTCCCGGCCTGACCTTTGGCTTCCAAGCATCGATATCCGCCACTAGGGCCTCAGTCCTGTGGTCCCCATCTAGGTACACAAGGTCAACCGACGCGTCTTCAAACTGTTTTGATGCGTCGACACTTTTCATCTTAATGTGCGTGATGTTCGGAAAGTCTGAAATATTCTCAAAATATTTTTTTTCAACCTCTTCCATGTTTGCGCTCGAAGCATGGTCGTTTGGGTCGTACCCATTCAGCCATGGGTCAACAGTGGTAACGTCATTGAAATATTGTGCCATGAGTATGGCATTTTCCCCAGAGAATGTCCCGACCTCGACCGCGTTCTTTTTTAATCCGACTTCGTTGGCCCAACTGTATAGCAACCTAAGAGCATTCAACTGCTCCTCTGGCCTCATTAGCGCAATCACACCATCGGTTGTGCCATCTCGGGAGGAACTTGTCCAGCCATTTCTGGGGGAGGCAACTGACCCTGGGCCCCCATTAACTGCTCCTGCTGTCTCATCTTTGCCTTGTCCATTTTCTTGAGCTCGGCAGTAATCGCCCGGGCAGTGTTCGGATCGATCTGTTCCAGCGCCTGTAAGTGCTGGTTTAAGTGCTGACCAATCGCCTGTGCTGTTGCCTGGTCGATCTGTCGGAATCCTTTTTCTGAAGCCTGCTGGAAGTCGAAGATCACCTCTAGGTGAGCCTTATGGTCGTCGGTAGGTTTGATTGAAATCGGGAACGCGGTCGTCATCATCGCGGCGAGTTCCTTCGCCTGTTCTTCCCTCTGCTCCTGCTGGTTCATCATTGGGTCTTGGACTAGGCGACGCACCAAACTTGGGTCATCGAGCTCGAGCACAGACTTGACCAACTCGGCCTGGTTGATGAATGGAGACTGACCGAGGAGTTGCATCCGAGCCACTGCCTTTTGCAATTGGAACTGGCGAGTCTGGAAATCGTACCCGCCCTTGGGCATGATCGAATACTGTTCGTGCAGTGCCTCTGGGGGAACGGTGCCAGTATCTTCAGCGTAGCGGAAGTTTAGATCCTTCTTGTCGTACTGCAGATAGATCGACCAGCACTGACGGAATAGGCGACCTAGCGACATTCGGAAAAGGCGATTTCGTAAATCGGCACCCGCGGACCCGGTGTTCACCAACGCTTGAATTTCAGTTGCTGTTTTTCTGGAGCTACCGGGCTCCGAGGGATTGTTGCCGACTCCGAAATCAATTGTCCCAACTCTCTGCTCTGCCTCCGCGCGTTCGTCGTACATAACGCGCATGAAGTCCATCGGAGGAGTCGTCATCTGAACAGGCTTGATGCCTTGTGGTAGAATCTGCCCAGGCTGCATTTTCAGGTTTGCCATGTTCAACGAAATTGGATTGTCGGCCTGGAACAGCGGACGGTTTGCCAGTTCCAAAAAGTCGAGCATGGAGTTCTTCAGCTTCGCCAGGGTCATCTCGTTTGCGGCTAGGATCTCGGCGACCCCGCGGGATGAATAGAATCCTCCGTTGGTCAACTCGTAGCTAAATTCTGTGAATGGGCACTGACCATGCTTGTAGGGCAGAACGAAGTCTTCCCGAACAGGCTCCATGGTCGCAAGGGGCGAGTAGGTGTTTACATTCCACTCGTCGTCCTCGTTGCGAGTGTAGATCTCCCAAAGGATGATCCGGTCTGGACGAGAGTCGTAGGTAATACCTTCACGCTGATAAACTGCCTGTTCTTTTTCGGTATTGATGCCTTCAAACTTGGTGCCTCGACCGGCAATCCTTTTAATAAAATCTTCGTCCTGGTTATAGGCCGCTACGCGTTTGTACTGGTCAACTGACAGGACCATGACGTGGCAGAGGTAGTCGGCGTCGTCCAGGGCGACAGTCTGGTCTGGCACAATAAACCTGGTCGGATCGATTGCCTGGAAAATGATCTCCTTCTTGCCCTCGTCCCAAATTGATTTGAGCACAGAACGACCAAACAAAAGCATGTCGTCGATTAGTCTGACGATCTCAAATTGGAATGCGGTACGCTCCCGGATCTTGTAGTCGAAGTAACGCTCGGCAGTAACCGTGAGAGGAGCCAACTGCTGGCGCATAGGAACGAACCCGGCGACGACGTCGTTGCCCAGGGCTGAGTTGACGTAGTTGGGTTTGAGTCTTTCAATAATACGATCAATCAGCGCGACGTGCATGTCTGCCGCGGTAGGCCATGGCTTAATCTTGCGACGCATTCCAAACGTTCGCATCTCATAGAACTGCCTCTGCCGGGCGTCCCATGTTGCACGGTTCTTCAGGTCCCGGAGGATGCGCGTGTGAAGTTCGTTATTTATTGGTTCCATTGTTCCTTGTCCTAATTTCGTATTCCAAATCGTTTATTGTGTGTACCGCGTCGTGGGCCCAGGATTGAACATTTGGTGTTGACCTTGTGACCTCGTCAAACCTTGGGTCGTTCAGAAGTCTGTCCGCGTTCCCCGACGTCCTCACCACTGGGCTTACGGTTGCGCATCCACCAAGCACTACTACCGAAAGAAGCATTGATACGACCGCGAGCGTCAGACCATTCTTTCTTTGCGGCAGACTCATTGCGCTCACGTTCCCCGGGGAACAATCCGACAATTGCCTTGAGCAATTCGATGAGCGCGCCGATCCACGAAAACACAAAATCTTATTTGGCGTCGGCGGCCTTGATCAGTCCGATCCCGGCGATGATCGCGGCGATGAGTGTTCCGAGCTCAGGCACTTTGCCTGTCTTCAAAAATTCTACCGCGGCTCCAGCCACAGCTACTACGATTGACAAAACTCCAGTTGCAGTTGTTTTCCAGTTCATGTTTGTTCCCCCTTTATCCCCCGGCGTCCCATCCGGACATTTCAGTGTCCGCGGACGCCTGTTTCATTAGTTCGATCAAAGATGGACGCGTGTACGCCATTGTCAAGTCGTAGGCAAGTCCACAGTTGTCGCATGCCATTGCAACAGCGTCGGCCCTGTCGGGCGAGGCGACGCCCCTCGACCGCATGGCGTCTTTTGATTCTAGCCCCAGCTTTCCCCTAGACGTGGCCTGGGCCCTCCTAGTCACAAGCTGGCTTTTTAGAACGTCGTCCTCCGGCAAGATAATGTCGCAAGTGTCGATCTTCCGGGCAAGCCTGTGCCACATCTCGGAACCCTTGTTCTGGTATGCGTCGTTGTCCCTGGCGTTGCCACCAAAGTTAATTCGATTGACCTCCCACCCGGCTTCGGCAAGAGCATCGCACATTGGCAGACCAAGTCCTCCAGCGTCGGCGAATACTTGTTCCGGCCTAATCCCGGCCTTCTTTAGCTCCATGATGATCCGGCCAACCGTAGCCATTGTATCTCTTTCGCGCCAGGTAATCAGCGGAAGGATTCTGTTCCCTTCCCGGATTGCGATCACGTTCTCGTCGCCACCCGCGGAGAAGTCGATCCCGGCCGCCCGGTCGTTGCCGTTCTGGATCGGGGGGTTGTCTATGCAGTTGTCGTAGCTGGCAAGGCTCACGACTAAGCGCTCCTCGCCCAGGTCCATGAATTCTGCCTTGAGCATGGACTGAGTGAAGGGGCTGTTGACCCCATATCGTTGCTGGATCTCCTGTATGTATAGGGGGCTAATGTGTGGACAGTCCCAGGCAGTTGCCCGGGTCTTTTTCCACAGATCTGCCTCCTTTGTAAAACATCGGTAGAACTGACCCACCGGGGCCCCCGGCGAACTGGCGACCAGGAGGCGGGTTGGTTGGCATCGAAACACTGAAACGTAGATCGGGTCCTGGACGGTCTTGGCCTCGTCGACAACGTACAGAAGGGGGGCGCTTTCATGGTTCGCAGCGTGAAAACCCTCCGCCCGGCCAGCAGACTCGTTGTCATTACCTGCTGTAAACCCCAAAATTCGGCTTATACGCCCCGAGGCATGCTTGAAGCGGATTTCCCCACTGGTGACCTCAACCATGTCCCCAAAGGGCCTTAGAAGGGCTTTAATCGCTGGCCAGAGCACAGATTCGACCTGGCGATATACCGACGCGGTAACGACGCTCAAAGACTCCTCAAAGCATACCATGTGCCAGACTAGGGCCGGGGCGATTACGTTCGACGTCTTGCCGGAACCGTTGGCAGCTACTAGCGCCACCCGGCTATAGATCGGGGCCAGGTTATTCATGACCTCCTTTTGCCAGGGGTACAGCTTTAGCCTGAGCACACCCTCCGCGAATCCTGCCGGTGTAGCCTGTTCGTCAACCTTGGATGCCGGGCCGGGTTTTGATGACCCCTTTTTATTTTTAGCCGAATTTCTGA